TCTTCAGCAACGGCTTCTGCCATTGCTTGCTGTCCTGCGAGGATTGTGCGGTACACCTTTGCAGATGAAGCACCATCAGTTGCATTGTAAAGACGTGGAGACTCTACGAAGTATGCACCTTCGTATGTTCCGATTTCTCCTGCCCAGATGCGGTCTTGTGCAGAACCGTACTGGTTTGGAAGAAGCCATCCTGCTGAACCTGTCTCAGCGCGGAGGTCGTGTGAAACTTCTGGGTGGATACCAGCCCAGTAGAGTGAACCCTTGCGAGCAGTTGTCTTGTTAGCACGCAACTTTGCAACAGCCTTGCGGATGTTTGCAGAAGAGATTGTTGCTGCTGCTGTTACTGTTGCTGTTGATGTTGCAGTTGAACCTGAGTAGATGACGTTTGAGCCACCACGTAGAGTTGTCATTGCAACTGAGTCAATAGAATCAGCAAGGTTGAATGCGATGATGTTAGCGATTGCTGGGTCTACATCAGCAAGGCTGAAGAGTTCCAACGCACGTGTTACAAGAACAGAGTTACCGTACTCGTTAAGAGTAATGGTTACAGATGTTGGTGTAGACATTGCTACTGCATCTGGGTCTGTTGTTTCTGTAAGTGCTGTTGTTGCAGCAGCCAAGTCAACGTAACGTTGTAGAACAACTGTTGAACCTGGGATTGATTGGTTGGTTGGGCGCTTGTCAGCAACTGAACGAATGAGTGGCTCTGAGCGGAGTGCGAACTCCAAGAGACGGTCATAAGCCTTTTGTACTAGACCAGCACCACCAGCGGTTCCTCCGAGCGAGTCGGAGGCTGTTGATACGTATGCCATTTAGGTTTATTCCTTTTTAGTAGTTAGAAACTATGATTATGATTGTGAGCGAAGAATAGAAAGAATCTCATCTGCAGATTCTGCATTGTTGAGTCTCTGTTCTAGGTTCTCTGCTCGGTCAGGTGTTATTGCACCTTGCGTGAGAGTGTCCTGCTGACGTAATGCAGCGCGGTCTAACTCACTTACTGCAGGTGCGTCCTGGTTCACAGTTAATCCGAACAAGTCTCCGTTATCTTCAAGCCAGTTATTAACTGACTCTTCGGTAACATCGTCTAGGTCTTTCAGGATTAAGCGTTGTGCCTTAGGATTTACACCCTTCTTGTCTAGGACTTCTTTGACGGTACGCTCACGCTGCGACTTGGTTAGTCCCTCAAGTTGCTCAGTCAGTTCTTTGATACGTTTCTCGTCATTACGTTTGGCTTTCCGCAACTTCTTTAAGAGGTCACTTCCGTCCATCTGTGTTTCAGATACATCGGTATCTAGGTCGTCTTCGTCTTCATCCCAGTAGTTGTTGCTCATAGCAACCATCCACCCTTCTCTATTAGTTAGTTCGCAAGCCTCAGGTTCCAATCGGGGAATCGGTCTGGCTCTTGCTACCAGTCTTATACGCTGACGGGGCTGGTGAGTCCGTTCAGGATTCTATTTTTAGATTAAGCCTTGCGCTCTATCCTTAGACGCTAAGCGTCCAGATGAGCCACCAAAGCGACTAATCTCTTTCTGTACAAGTCTTTCTTCTGCTAACTTATCCGCTGCAAGTTTCTTGAACGCAATGTTCTCAGCAGTAGTCTGTGTATAGTTGATGCCTTCTTCTGGTGAGATAGATGACAGGAACTTGCCTGTTGGAAGTTTCATACCGATAGTCTGGTATGCAGTCTGGGCTTGCGCTCCAGTAACTCCCATTGCTGCTAGTTCAGTAGCACGAGCAAGGCTTGTATCCAACTTCTGCGCTAGTGCAGCACCACCGATTTCAGCAGCCTTAACCTTCTGCTCAAGTTGTGGAACCTGAGTAGTTGGGTCAAGCATTGCTGAAAGAATATCTCCATCAGTTATCGCACCGTAGAATTTTTTGAATGCAGTCTTTACATCTGGTGTAGCCTGTAGTCGGTCATAGGCTAAGTTCAAACGCGATGTAACATCTACCGCATCCATACGGTTGCCGATGAGTGTGGCGTAATAATCCCTGTTTGCTAGACCCTTTGCGCCATAAGACATAAAAATCTTTTCGTATTCGTTCTCAGCCTTAAGGTAATCAGCATCAGCCATAGTAGGTAGTCCCGCTGCCTTCAACTTAGCGTTACCTGCAAAGCGCTTTAGATATTCTGAGTTGTAACGTGGGTCATTCTTAAGTAAGAAGGTTAAGTCTTCACTAGAAATCTCTGGGTTCTCTGCACGAATCTTGGCTATTACTGCACCAATTCCCTGCATACCATATGAGGTAAGTGTCTGCGTAAGGATTGCATCCTGCGCTGCAGTAAAGGATGTAACTCCGCTGCCCCCACGTACTGGCGGTTTCTCACCTGTCGATATTGGGGTAGAGCCATCTTCTGCTTTACCATTAGCATCTACGTCAACTGGCCCCTGTAATGTCATTACAGTTCCAGCCTTTTTCCAAGTAGGTGGTGGTGTGACAGGAATTACTGGAGTACCAGGAACTACTGGGCCAACAAAGCCTGGCTCACCTGGTTGCACTCTTGGCAAAGTAAAGTAAGGGACGTATGAATCTGGTAGCGCTACTGGTGCTTTTGGCGTAGCCGCAGGTGCAGCAACAGTCCTGGATGCAGTAGCAATGCGTGCTTGATTTACTGCAGCATTGGCTGCTCTCAATTCAGCAGCAGTCATACCTGGTTCTTTTGCGATAGCCATTATTAACCAATCCCGAAGTTACGTAGTACAGCCTGAGTATCATTAAGAACTGTGTTCTTAAATGAATCAGACTCTAAATAGTCTTTTGATTTGTACTGTGTCATCTTGTATTCATTAGGCTTCTTGATTGTGCCATCTGGATTAACGACATCTTGCATATCTGAAACTTTAATCTGGTCTTCTGGGATACCAGTAACCGCTGCACGTACAGCAATGTACGGCTGTAACTTAGTGCGAACGCTCTGTCCTGGCTTCAAGCCCTGACCAAGTTGACCCCATTGAAGGGCTGCACTCTGAGTGATATCCTCAAGGATATTGTCATAGGCATCTTGTCCACGTAGTGACTTACCAGCAAGGTTATATACCTGACGGTCACTTACTGGAATACCATTGTCATCGTAATATGAACGAATCTCACGTATTCGCTTACCAAGTTGTCCAGTATCTAGGGCTTCCTGTGCTGCTACATCCCCACCTAAAGCCTTGCCAGCAACTGCTGAAATCTTCTTATTGGCTACAGCAAGGATAATATCTTCACGTTCCTGCTGGGTTAAAGCACCCTTAGCCTTCTTCTCACGAGCATTAAGTGTAGTTTGATATAACTTAATATCATCCTTGGTTGGCTTCTCATTAAATAGATTTAAGAAGTAATCATTAAGCGAAGCCTTGGCGGCATCTGCAGTAGTAGTAGATACAGTTCCTGTTGCCGCAAAGCCACCAGTCTTAAGAAATGATGCAACCTTCTTATCGGTATTGGCAAGGTTTATGACAGCATTGATGTCGCCAATACCCTTTTGCTCACCGACTGCTACAAGTTTTAATACTGCATCAAAGTCTTGTGGAGTTAGAATCTCGCTAGGTGTAAAGCCCTTTGGATATAGTCCAAGTTTGAACATCTTCTGCTGCAGAGTTTTGCGTGCAGCAGGTGGAAGATTCTTGATATAAGTCTGCTCATAGCCTGAGGCATATATCGGCGCTGGCTTACCAGTCTTAGGGTCTAGGTTATAGATTGGGTTACCCTGTGCATCATATCCTAAAACTACGCCAGTAATGACATCACTCTTAGTAGATGTAGGTGTATTGCCAGCCTTTAGTTGCGCTAATGCTGCTACCGCTTCTGGAGATAACGTGCTGTTAGTCGTCTTGTTTGACGATGGTGATGGGTTTCCCATTACTTACCTTCCAATTCATTAGCAAAGAATGCGTAAAACATCTTCTGGAAATCTGGATTATTTTCAATAACCCATTCAGCCTGGGCTGCAAGCCAGTCACGCATAGGTTGTTCCGCTTCTGCACCTGTAAACTTTGTCTTACCTAGAGTGCTAAGCGCACCATCACGCAAAGCCATATAGTCGCGTAGCGCTATGATTGATGGGATATCAACAAAGCGCTCATCATCAACCAAGTTCTTGAGTTGAGAAACAATACGATTACGCTTGTTAGGGTCAAACTCAGATACTGGCCCACCACCCATACTGTCCTTAAGGAACTGTAGGGCTGCTGAGTATTGCTTCTTATCCATCGCTCCGCTATCAACCTTAGTCATAAGGGCATCGCGGGTAGCATAGAAGCGCTGATTGTTTACTTTATCAAGTATCTCTTTAGCACTTAAACGTTTCTTTGT